ACTCCGCCGATGCTGGAGAAGCTGGCATGGCCCACGAGGTACACGCTGATGGCCGCGCCGGCTGCCGGAGCGCTCACCACCGTCTGAAACGGGGAGGTGGTGTCGAAGTTGATGGGAGGCTCGATCGGGATCGTGGCCGCGCCGGTGTTGTCCGCCACCACGGGGGCCGTCACAACGAAGGTGCGCAGCTTGTTGGTGGAACGGAAGGACAGCGGGTTGGTGGCGATGCACGCCGTGGAGCCCGAGCCGATGGAGATGATGTCGCCCGGGTTCAGGATCGCCTGCGAGGCGTCCCAGCCACTGGTGACGAGCGAGCTGCCGCTCTGGTTGGCGCCGTTGACGATCGGGTTGGAGGTCGGAGCGCCGGCGGTGCCGAGCGCGCCCACGACGGCCGCGGACACGTTCTGGTCCATGGACCACTTCCAGCCCACGGCCTTGCCCATGTTGCCGTACAGGTACTGGTCGGAGACTTCCTTGGTCGGCAGCAGGAAGTTGAAGTTGAAGCCCAGCACGTTGCCCTGGGCATCGGGGTTCACCACCAGCGAGCGGAACTGATCGGAGGTGGGGCAAGCCGCGTTCTCGAGCGCGATCTTGGCTTGCGTGTACGTCGCGAGAGACGCCGGGGTAACACCCGGTTGGCCCACGAAGTTGTACACGTATTGGTACTGGTCGAGGCCATCGCCGTCCATCATCTGAGCGATGATGGCGCTGGACGATTCGGTGTAGCGCTCGCCAAAGCGGTCGATGGTGAGCACCAGGTCCTGATCGGAGATCTGCAGATCCTGTCCCCAGAGGGTGTTGATGGTCACGGGGACCATCTGCTCCTGGATCGCTTCGGGCTGTGCGGCGTCGCCGCGGCGGCCGCGGAAGCGGACCGGAATGCGGGCGTTCACCGTGTATCCGACCTTTTCATTCGGGACGGCGTAACTGTCGTCAAATTCCCTTGAGACGTACTTGCAAAAGACGGCGTTGTTATCCCACCGCTCCAAGGAGTCTTGTAGAATGGCGACCGGGTTTAGGAGGTCGTTCATTATGTTTTCCTCACGTCTCGCGACGTTAGTTTTGGTACCTGGATGGTACCGGTTATAGTTGAAGCGTAGCGCGTTATGCACTACACTTGGAGCATGGAACACAAGCAACCCAGCAGCTTTCGGCTTTCCGATGAAGCGCGGAGGCTCCTTGTAAAACTCGCCAAGCGGCTCAGCTTGTCTCAAACAGCCGTTATTGAACTGGCCATTCGGGAATACGCCAAGCAACCGCGAGGGTGAATCATGGATCTGGACGTTGTACGTTGCGGACGCTGTTTGCAGGAAAAGCCGCTGACATCCTTTGGGAACATCAGGCGAACCGGAAAAACCTGCAAGGACTGCCATCGTGCACGTATGCACGAGTGGCACCGCAACCATCCAGATTACAACCGAAAGTGGCTGGAGGCCCACGGTCGCAAAGTCGGCGACGACCGCAGGACAGGGAGGCCCAGTCTTTTTCGTTCGGTGGCGGAACGGCAGGAGCACAAAAAAGAGTACATGCGCCGCTGGCGCGAAAGCCACCCCAATAGCGCCCGGGAGTGGCGGAGCCGCAATCCCAACTACGGCCGCCAAAGAAAGCGAACTTCTCCCGACAAAGCGCGGGTCTATAACCAGAAATACAGGGACGGGAACGCCGCTGAACTTAATGCGAGGTCCAACGCCCGGCGAAGAGAGCGGCGCGTTACGGATGCCGAGTACGCCCAGCGAGAGCGGGATCGCTGCCTTCGTCAGTGGAAGAATCGCCGGTTCTCCCTTTGCGATCGAATTAAGCTGCTCCGTGCGCAGGATGGAAAATGCGCTAATCCGGCATGTCAAAAAGAATTGGGCGAGGCGTTCCACATCGACCACATAATACCTTTGGCGCGTGGTGGAACGAGTGATCCCGAGAATCTTCAACTTCTTTGCCCGCGCTGTAATTGCAGCAAGGGTGCCAAAGATCCCCAAGAGTGGCTGACGCAGGTAAGTTCGGAGCGTACAGCTTAAATGTGGCCCTGGATTCTGTCTCTCGACGGTATCGCGGGCCGCCTATAGGCTAGTTGCCGTACTCCGCTTTGCGCAGCCTCCGGAATTCCGCAGTCGGATCATTGGGAAATTTCGCAAGGTGCGCGGCCAGCGTGCCATCTTTCGTCATCTGAGACAACGATTTGACGGGGCTGGTAGAGCGCGCACCCGATCCAACGGGACTCGGGGGGGCTGGCTTGGGAGCCGGCGCGGGCGAAGCCGCGCGGGGAGCGGGAGCAACCTTCGAAGGCGCTGGAGCTGCAGCGGCAGCGGCGACAGCCGCCACCGGTTGGGCAGCGGGCTGTGTTTCCTCGATGGGGTCGTCGTCCTCGGCGATCGCGGCGAGTTCCGGCAGCTCGATCTTCCCCAGCTCTTGCACGGCCAGGGCGAGTTTTTTCCGGTACTGCACGATGGTTTCGCCTTCGTTGAACTTCGTGGCGATACAGATCTTGTTGGCTTCGGTCGGGTGGGTTGCCAGCCAGTAGGCCAGCTCCGCGCCATGGTCGAAAGACCAAAGGGCCTGGTTCATCACGTCGTTCGTTATGTCGACATCGTGTTGCTGAGCAATCACGACATCAAAGTCGTCATGCCGCGCCTTGGCTTCGTCGATCTGGCTCTTACGCCAGTTTTCGAATGCCTCCTGGTCGCGGGTGTCGGAATCTTTACGGGCCTGCGCTTCGGTTTCGCGGGCGGCGGTGGTTACCTTCTCGCGGTCGATGCGCGCGCGCTCGTCGTAGCGCCAGTCGGCGATGGCTTCGACGAATGCGGGATCGTAGACTCCGTTTTCGTAATCTTCGGGTTTCGGCTTGGGAGCGGGCTGCTCGGCAGCAGTGGGCTGTGCCTGGTGGCTGGTGGCTGGCTCGGCAGCGACCGGCTCGGCGGCGGCGGCCGGCGCCGCGGCGGCCGGCGTTGCTTTGCGGGCCGCTTCCAATTCCTGTTTCAGCCGCTCGTTCTCGGCGGCCGTGGTTTCCCATTTCTTTTTGTAGCCGCTCGACGGTTTGGGCGCGGGCGGCGCGGCGGGTTCCGCGGCGGCAACCGGTTCGGCAACTGGCTCAACCGGCGCGTCGGTGGCCGGTGCTGGTTCGGCGGGCGGGACTTGGCCGCCTTCGTCGGAGTGGGTTTCGACCGTCGAGCCGGTGAAGCCGAGGTCGGCCAGAACTTTCTCTACCACTTTGGGGTCCTGGCGAGTTTCAAACGTCAAATCTTCGGTGTTCATAAAATGGGGTGTCTGAACGGTTAGTGAAGCTGAAAGCTGGCTGCTGATGGCTGAAAGCCTATGCCGCTTGCGGCATCGGCTCGGAAGCTGGCGGCGCGCCGGCGGCTGCGGGCTGCTGCTGGGCTTGCGCGGCCTGCTGCGCGTCGGCCTGCTGTTGCTGTCCCTGCTGCTGGAGCTGTTGCTGGTGCTGCTGGTCGGAAAGTTCCTTCTGGTGCTGCTGCTCGTCGCGTTGCGCCTGCAGTTGGTAAACCTGGTCGATCTTCTGATTGATCGCCGCGTACTGGGATTGGAACATCTGCAAGGCCTGATCGCTGCCCAGCTTCAGATCGGCTATTGCTAATTGGGTAGCGTTATTCCCGGCGGCGATGCGCTCTTTCGATTCGTTCTGGATGCGCTGGGTTTTCAACTCTTCGGCTTGCGCCGTCATCTGCGTGTTCATGGCCTGCAGGAGTTGCTGCATTTGGACGATCTGCTGCTGAACCTGCGGCGGTACCGGGGCTTGGCCTTCCTGCTGTTGCGCCACGTCGGGCGGTCTTAGGCGGTCCGCGATTTCGTCGATGCCCGGAACGTCGAAGGTTTTCAGAATCAGATCCAGCGCCCGAGTCATGGCCTGCGGCATGGCTTGATATAGCTGGAATAACTGTTCCTGAGCTTGCGCCCGCCGCGATGCGTAACTCGGCCCTGACCCGAGAGTCACGTCGTACCTTGCAGCGCTCTTGATGTCGTAGATCCGGTCCACACCCTTGTTGTCGGTGTGTTTCTTGTTGAGCCACACCTGCCGCACTGAGCCGTCCGGATCGAAGACGGTCTCCAATCTTTCCTCGTCGTAGATCTTGGGCGCCAGATCTACCAGGATGCGAAGCACGTGCATCTGGGAGATGGCCAGATTGTCGTGGTAGTTGAAGTGGGCGTTATCGCCTTGCCGCTGGATGGCGAGAATCGCTCTGCCCGACTGATCCGGCTGGGACTCGCCCATGTCCGGGCGGTACATGCTGGTGGTCGCGCGGATATCGTCCGCCGCGTGTGCGATGGCCTGGGTGATGTCCTGGGTATTTACGGCAGGCGAAATGCGCTGCGGCGGCGGGACTGGGATAGGACCGGTTCCCGTGTCCTGCACTTGCGGGTCGTACTCGAGGTAAGCCTGCGCCACGCGGTTGCAGTTGGCCCACTTGGCCGCGTAGTTCTCGATCTGGTTCTTGGCTACCAGCCATTGACTGATAGGAGCCAGCCCGATGGCTTCGGCTTCCTTCGAGCGCATGAAGTCATAGGACAGGTTGGCATCCATGGCCGGCCTGACCATGCCGCGCACCGTTCGCTTGCCCTCGACGATGACCTCGCGGCCGATGATCGGTACAATCGGTATCCACTTGCCCGGCCAGGTCCAGCGGTCCAGGATTTCGACGCCGTTGAGCTTGTAGCCCTTGACGGTTTTCTTTGTGGTGGGGCGCCACGCTCTTACCCTGTCTTGTTCGGTGATCTCGTCCTCGCGCTTGATCTGCCCGTCCTCGAGCTGTGCCAGTCTGCCGCGCTTGGTGAGCACCTTCCAGAATTCGGCTGTTCTTACGCTGCCGGTTGGAAACCAGTCTTTGCGAATCTGATCGCCGACGCTCTGGAAATCGAAGAGGCTGGCAACCTTGGAATCGGGGTAGGTCTCCTTGTAGACCTGCGTGTCGAGGTCCTCGGTGACCATGCAGCGGCGCATGTCCGAGTAATCGAACTCGTCGGCCGAGGGATCGGGATAAACCGTGAAGGGATTGGCGACACGCCGCAAAACGATCTTCTGTTTGAAGCTGTCGTCCTCTTCCCAAACCGTCAACACGCGCACCCAGCCGCGGCCGCACTTCACGGCATGCTCATAGCCGGTTGCCCAGACCACGCGGGCGTTGCTGTCGTTGTCGATGTTTCTTACGAGACCCTGCAGGACCTCGGCGGTTTCCTTGTCGGCGCCTTCACCCACCGGACTGATTCTCGGCTCCGGGGGAGATTGGCGGGCGTCGTTGACCACTTGGTCGACGGCGGGGCCGATCCTATCGAAGACCAAACACGGGCGCCCCCTGCGCTCTTCGAGCATCTGGGCATCCCAATGTTTCAGTCCGTCGACGAATTCGAATTCCTGCCGCGCGCGCTCCCGAAACGGCTGCTCCCAGCTTGCTACCGCGGTGAAGTACTCGTGCGCTTCGACGAGGATGTCTTCGTCGGTCAGGCCGTCTTCGTCGGTCTCGACCTTCGGTTCTTCCTTGTGCGCCGAGAGTACGGATAAAGGAGTATGCCGGCTTCCCGACTCCATGGAGGGGTCGAAGCTGGTGCGGGTTTCCGAGGGTGGAAGCTGGGGAGACATGAGCGGGAGAGGGGGTGAGCGGGCGAGGGGGCGGCACGGCGGCGTTTCCAGCCACCAGCCACCGCCCACTATCCACCGTTCTTTACGCCGCGTCGCCCGATGCGGGCGTGGCGCCGGCGTCATCTGCGTCGGGCTCGCCGTGACACTGGGCCGAGTAGGCGTGGGCGTCGTCGGAGTTATCGAACACCGCGGGCGGTTCGGAGGGCGGATACTGCGGGTTGCCGTTCTCGTCCGGCATGGGGTCGTGCTCTTTCGAGACCATGAAGCCGTTCTTGGCTTTGCTGATGGTCGTGGAGCGCACCGGGCCGCGCTTGGCTTTCTTGCCTTTACCTTTGGACATCGAGATCGATGAGAGTTTCATAGGGGAATCCTTTGGGGTTTAGCTTTCAGCTTTCAGCTTTCAGCTCTCAGGTTTCAGCAGTTCTGTTGGCCGCAAGCGTCTCCAAATCCGAGGCGGCTGTTGACGGTGCGAACGAAACCGACCGCTTGCGCGGCGCTCGTACATGCCTGCGATATGAGGTCTTGCAGGGAAAGGTGCCGGGGTGTAACTGCGAGCGGTTCCTTTTCCGGTAACGGCGCGAACAATCCCTCGTGTAGGGTGACTAGTTCGCTGTCGAGCGTCTCCAGCCAGTTGCGGAGTTCCGCGGCCTGTTTGACGACACTGGGTTCGGACGGCGCTGGGCAGTCCGAGTGTTGGTTGCGTTGGTTGTTATTTATCATGCCCAACTGCGTTTATGAAATCGTTGCGAGCCTGGCCACCCGGCAGTTCAGTGCGACGGGGGCGCGCTTGCACGGGAAGCCCGGTATCTTGGCGAGAGTTTCGTCACTCCACGCCATCGCTACGTTCTCCGCAAATTCCACCGCGGCATCCGCGCTGATGAAGTCGTGGCCGTCGTCTGGGGAATCCAGCACGCACTTCGGGACGTAGAAGTAGAGGCGGTACCAGTATTCCTCGCCGATTGGCATCGCGACGCGCGCCAGGATGCGGCCGGTGCCGTGCACCATTACGTTGCTGTCGAAGCGCTCGCCTTCGGGGTTGCGCCCGGCGTGGCGCTCCCAAGTGAAATCGTTGCGGGTCATACGCCCTTGCGCATCGCGCCGTAAATGATCGCGCCGCCGGCCTGGGTGTTGAAGCCGAGGCGCTCCAGGAGTTCGGCGTACTCGTAGAGAAACTTCTGCCGGGCCCAGTGGAGATATTCGGTGTAGGAGCCGATGGCGTACTGCGTGCCGGATAAGGCTCGCTCGCCCCCTCGCCCGCTCACCCCCTCGCTGTGTCGCTTCAACTGGTCGCCGCCCCTTTACCCTCGGGCATAAATTGGCTCACCTTCGTCGGCAGCTTTACCGAGCGCGGAAGATACAGGCTGGCCATAGAGCGAAACCCCGTGCCGCCAGCCGTGGGGGATCCGATCAACTTGGGCTTCTTGAGCGTCTCGCGGAACAGCGTCGGGGTTTTCGAGATGTTGGGGGTTTTGGTGCTGAAGGTCATGGCTGTAAACCCGGTGGCTGGTGGATAGTGGCTGGTGGCTGGTGGTTTAGCTGAGTGCTGAAAGCTGAAAGCTGAAAGCTACTTGAATATCTCCATCAGCACGGCGCGCGCCCGCGCGTACCGCTTGCACTCAGAGCAGGCGCATTGCGCCCCGGCCGCTTCAACATGGTCGAGGAGGTATTCCAGTTGCTCGATCAGGATGTCGCCTTCGTCAGCGGCCAGCGCGGCGGCGGGTGATTTGACTTCCGTTGCAGGCTCCATGATGCCGCCTTGGTGCTTGGGCTTCGAGGTTGAGGCTCCGCTGGAATTGCGCGTTTTCGCTTTCGCACCAGGCGGCGTGCGGCCCGCGGCCGAAGACGCATCGCTCGCAGCATTTTTCGGTGGACGGCGCATAGGGACGGCTCATCAGGTCGGTCATAAAGGGGTAATGCTTTCGGCTCTGAGATCCGCCAGCCGCGCCACGTAGCGCTCGTAGCAGCGCGCGATGCGTGCGTCGCGGGTTTCGCGCGTCTCGATCTGCGTCGCTTCCGGCGAGAGGTTCGCCGGGTCGATGGATTCGAGCGGCCCGGCTTTCAGCATCAGCCGGACTAGATCTTTCACTACCGCGCGTACGGCTGCGTCCCAGGCGGTTCCCGTGTCGCCATCGTTTGCCAGCCAGGCGGCGTGGGCGATCTGTGCGAGGTGCGTCATGGAAAGTAGGGTAGTGGTGTTAGGTTGTGTTGGTTTTCAACTCTGCTAAAATCTCGAATGGCCGCCTAGCCCTGGCCTCATGAACTAGGGCGAAGCGCGGGAACCTTGACCTGCCCGGCGGCCAATTTCACATCAG